GGCGGAATCTTCTGCTCCGCCGTGCTTTTCAACTTCGTGATGACTCACGCGCGCACCTCATGCACGACAGAACAATCAGGGCCGCCAGCTAGATCAAAGCCAGCCCATACCCCCGGCTTCATTACTGCAATAAGTTCGTCAGCACTTTTTCCTTCGCCCGCGGCAACGCCGATGCTGCGCTTTACGTTAATGCGGTCTTGAGTGAAATTTCGATACAGGGAACGAGTCAGAGAAGTGTCGCTGTTTGAAACAATGACCGGATGGCCTTCTGATGCCCGGCGCTCAAGAATAGAGGCCAGCTGATACTGATCGTCCTCAGAAAAACCGGCAGTGTGATAGTTGCTGAAAGTACCGTCATAGGGCGGATCGCAATAAATAACATCCCCAAGTACCAATAACGCCAAAGTTTCGTCATAGCTGGCGCAGATAAACGTGGCACGGGTAGCTTTTTCAGCAAAAGCGCGGATTTCATTTTCAGGAAAATACGGTTTTTTATAATGACCGTAAGGCGCGTTGAATTCGCCCTTTTTGTTATAACGACAAAGGCCCCGATAGCAATGACGATTTAAGAATAAAAAGAGAGGCGCATGCCACTCAGGATCTTTATCATGATTGAATGAATCCCGGCTATCATAATAACCATCTGCACTATTGAAAATTTTAAACAAGTGTTTGGCACGCTCAATAAAATCTGATGCGTTTGTAGCTATCTCCCGATATAGATTTATTAAGTCAGGGTTAATATCCGCGACAAGATAATGAGGATACTCTGTCGCCATCATCACAGCGCAGGAACCCGCGAAAGGTTCAACCAGTCGCGGGCCTGCAGGCAGGTGCTTTTTCAGCTCATGCATGACGGCGGTTTTATTGCCCGCCCATTTCAGGATGGTGCTCATACAGCACCCCCATTGTAGTGTTTGCCTTTCAGCTCTGCGATTTCCTGACAGGTGATGCAGCACTGCACGCCAGGAATAGCACGGCGGCGGGCTGGCGGTATTGGTGCGTCGCAGTCAATGCACAAGACACGGGAAACGCCCGGCGCTTTATTGCGGGCGGTGTGGATGTGCCGCTGGGGTTCTTCTTCAACGCGCTGCTGTACGAGGTCCATAGAATCAGCCATCAGTGGATCTCCTGCGCTTCGTTCTGGATGTTTTCCGCAGCAACGCGCAGCAGCTCCGCCGCCTCAACGTGATTAAGCTGGCGCGATGTGATGTGACACGCCAGGCTATCAAGACGGGCAGCCATCGCCGCAGCACGTGCGCGGCGTTCTTCCATACGGGCCTCTGTCAGTATCTGGTTAAGACCTGCATCATCCGGGCCGATTTTGTTGGAACGGGTTTCTATATTTCGCATTGTTGTTTCTCCTGAATTTTGGCAAAAGAATGCCCGGCGGGTTTACGCCATTAATTTCTGTTACTGGTTAATTCGGCATGGTTAGCCTCTTTGGAAATAAGCTCACCACTGCACGAAAATGGTTCATTGCTTTTATCAGCTCCCGCTTTTCGTCAGTCGTCAGCTCATTCATATTGACGTTATGACGATCTGCCGGAATCTTAGCCATAAAGAATATGGCGGCTAAGGCACGCTCATTCTGTTTATGGTTAATATCTCGCTGGTCCCGCATATCGCTAATAAAACGATCCATTTCAGTTTCTATATTCAAGCCGAACACTTTTGCCCTTAGCTCAGCAATATGATTCAGGCCATCCAGCCGATGTCCCGGACTTAGTGGAACAGTCGCAGAATCGCCTTCAATAGCCATGGTTTCCCCTGTTTATTAGTACGCAGTTCAGCCAGCAGCGCATCCTGCGAGCGGCACGGGTGCCAGCGCATGCCATCTTTACCCATGATCCAGCCATGCCCGAAATGAGGTGATGGACTTTGCTTAACGAGCAGCGATGCGAGAGATGGTTGTTTAGTCAACATAGCCACCTCAGATCAAACCAAACGAGGCACCCAGGCCAGTGACTGTATCAATGGTGCTGGCCATCGCCGGGCTTGCCTGCAGACGCGCCTGCAACGTCACTGCGGTTAATGCCATCAGTCGAGTAACTGAATTAATGCTATCAACAATCTGACGGCGCCCTGCCGTTGTATGCGCTTCGCCGGAAACAGCGCCGGCAGCCACGCGGCCGATTTCTGCCGTAGCTTTTAGAACATATTCCGGCATCTTTTCGCGCGCGACTTCGTTTAACGGCACGCACGGGAGGCAGTGGATCTGAGCCAGGAAACCATCAACCAACGCTGAATCCTCGGTCAGATCAGTAAGCAGCCAGATCTCCGGCGCGGTAAGTTGGTGCGGCTGGTCCGGGTTAAGCTTATTGCGCAGAGTCTGAACATTCATCCCGGCACGCCCTGCCAGTTTCGCCATGTTATGACGCAGTGCGAAAGCCCGGCAGGCTTCATCAAAATGCGGATGTTTGGAAATCTTATAATCAAACATGTGAGCCCCTTAAAAAGTTCTCATAATCGAACTTACTGACCAACAATGACGCGGAAGTTGGAATGACCAAGAGACTCACGGACCTGATCGGTTTTGTACATTAAGTAACGCAGGCTTACGCGACCTTTATTTTTCTCTTTTTTAACCATGTACTTAGCAAGCTGACCATGATGAATTTTTTGGTATACAGAGCCACGGGAAATACCTTCCCACTCCGCGAACTCAGCAGGCGTAGCCATCTCTTTTGGTACTCGAATTGAAATATCTGTGCTCATAGTGCAGTATCTCTTAGTTTTAGTGCGTTTTATGATGTTCAACCCCAACTTCCAAACTCTCACTTTAGAAGTTGGACATAACTTACGATCCCGATATTGGATTGTCAAATGGAGAGTTCAACTTGAAGATTAACAGCGGTACAAATACGGGAGGAAGGGAAGCTATCAAAAGGCTAATGACTGCCTACGGTTTCAATACTCAGATTGCTTTAGTTGAGCATCTTCAAGCTTCTAAAAGTACTATGGCAAACAGGATGTTACGTGACAGCTTTCCTGCTGACTGGGTTATCCAATGCGCTCTTGAAACAGGCATTTCTTTGCTCTGGTTAACAACAGGGCAAGGCGAAATGTACCCTCAGGCAGACGAAAAAAATAAGTCCAAAAACGAGAGTCAGCCCACAGTACGCCCCCTTTCTAAGATTGTCGTCCCGCCAGTGAAACAGGTAACGATAGAGGGCGGTACTTTTAATGAACTGGAGGATATTTATCTTGATCAGGGGCTGATTTCAGGTAAAGCAGAAGACTGTTTGTACGTAAAAACGACTGAAGGGGATTACGTTATTGATACCTCTACAAAACAGCTCAGTAACGGAATCTGGCTTATCGATATTGATGGAATGAAAAGTATCGTGAAGATTGCCCGCATCCCAGGGAATAAAATTATTGTCCATCAAGATGACACCTCTTTTGAATGCTCTGTCGACGACGTTGAGGTAATTGGCCGTGCAGTAAAAGTCATTAAGAGCATTTAATTATGACGATCAGAAAGCAGCTGAACGGAAAGTGGTTATGCGAATGTTATCCGAACGGACGTGACGGGAAGCGCGTGCGCAAGCAATTTGCGACAAAGGGCGAGGCTGTAGCATTCGAAAATTTCACCATGGATGAAGTGAACAAAAAACCGTGGCTGGGTGAAAAGGAAGATCGGCGGCGTTTGTCAGAATTGATTGAGCAGTGGCACTCCCTTTACGGCCAGACGCTCGCAGACCCCAAGCGCCTAATGGCGAAATTGAATATTATCTGCAATGGCCTGGGCGATCCCGTCGCCTCTGAGTTAACCGCCGGTGACTTTACAAAATATCGCGAAGCAAGATTAAAAGGTGAAGTACGTAACGAAGACGGTGCGCTGATGTCGCCAGTAAAGCCCCGCACGGTAAACCTGGAACAGCGTAACTTATCATCCGTTTTTGGCACCCTGAAAAAGCTAGGCCACTGGTCAGCACCTAACCCCCTCGCCGGGCTACCAACATTCAAAATCGCAGAGGGTGAATTGGCATTCCTGGCCTCGGACGAAATCAAACGCCTGC